TTATCAAGTGCATCCACTTGCTCACCTGAATAATTCATTGAGTTGTATTTGATTTGATTGCGCATCTCTTGGTCAAATTCCCATAGGGCAACATACACCCCATTCAAGTTGGTGAATCGCTTATGCGCCTCAATATCGGTAGGCTCATCAAGGTCGAATTCTATAATAGCTCTCATAAATTTTCAATTTCGTTTTTTACTTTTTCCCAATATTCAATGTGATTATCAAAATGTTCTTCTGACATATCCCAGCAATCAATTAATAATATCTCATCAACAGCTATCAATGCACATTCTTTACAATGAATAGGCTCTGCGTTAGTATGCCAAAGAATTTTGTACATCTGATGAAATATGCTTTCAGCTTTTTCTTTTGGTGTCATAATTTGTTCAGTGAATTGCTTACAATTTGTCAGATATAATTATTTGAACTGGGTTGTCGGTATCTCCGACAATGGTGTTCCTTGCCTGCTTAGGTTTGAAATATTCCAAAGTCTTGAGGTATAGTTCGGATGCTATCATTTTATCTTCATCATTGCGGCTATTCCATAGCTTATCCAAGAATGCATTGAATTGCTCCGCTTGTTGACCTGTAATAGATTCACCGAGTGCCTCCCATTGTTTTGTCTTTTCAGACTTAGCACCATAAGGTCGCCCATTTGGATTTCCACTTTCGCCTTTTTTAAATGACATAGTTGATAATTACTGATATTAACAATTCCAAGACCATTTCACAAATCTAATGACTGAATAGATTACTAATGCAATTACACTTATTTGAATGGTAAAAGCAATAAGCCACATAGTAGCATCAAACATTTCATCTTTCAATCTTTCTTTATTCATAATTCATTATTTACTAAAATATCTTTGAGATTTGGCCTCGAATAATTTTCACCCTTCATTACCTTACCATCCTCTCTGTAAATTGGATTGCCATCCTTATCAAGTTTGGACATATTAGACCTATGCACTTCATCGAATAGAGCCTCAAGTTTATCTTCAATTTGTAAGTTGATGGCATAACCAATGAGTAAGTACATTTGGTCTATAATCGCATCTGCAATCTCAACGTTGTTCTTTGCCCTCATCATCTCATTGAGTTCTTCTTCTACCAAATCGTAATGTAATACGTGGTTGCAATCGTGAACGGAAGTAGATAAGCCAAAGGCCTTTCTAAATTCACGCACCTGTTCAATCTGTCTTTTCATCTCAATGCTGTTTTTATTATTTGCAATTTACTGCTAAACGTGACTTTCTCAAATTTCTTCACCTCATAATTAAAAAACCATCCCTCACCCAACTTAGACCATTTCTTCACATTGCATACCCTGCAGACCTTCACCTTGCCTTTATCCGATTTCCTCTGGTACCTCATCCCATCTTTGCCAAATAGGAATAAAGGTAACCGCCATCCGCAGGTGAAACACTTTTTCAAAGTTCTAATTTAGTTTTGAAATGGTTTATTAGTTGTTCCATCTTATGGTCATAGTATTTGGTGAATGTAAGGAATCCATCTTTGTCCTGTTCATATAATTTATAAAGGACATTGCGTAACCTTTGCCCATTCGATTTCTTCTCTATCTCAAAGTCAGCTTTTAAGTCATTGAGAATGTCCCTTTCATTAGTAGCGAACTCCTCCTCTTTTAGAGCGCAATAAACAAATGAATTTTGGAGAGAGAATATTTGCCCAGCTTGATTAGGAGAAAGTTCATTAGTTCCAATCACAATGGCTGTAGTTCTATCCTTACGAGACTTTATTGATTCGATTTGTGCGGGAAGAATAATCATATTGGAAAGGCTCTATATTTATTTGCGCTATCTTTTGTGAATTCAGGATTTGATGCTAAATGAAGTTCAAATTCAATTTCTTGACCATTTTCAAAAGATGAAGTATCAATACTTTCATCAATCATTTGCAATGAGCCACCACCATTGAATCTAACCCACCAATCATTGTATTTACTTTTTTCTAATTTACCTAACATATTTATTGATTTATTTATTAATTTATATATAAGAGTAAATATAACTCAAAAGAAAAGAAAGAAAAAGAAAAAAAGGTAAAAAAGAAAAAGAAAGAAAAGAAAAAGCCCCCCCAAGAAAAATAAACAATTTCGCAAATAGCGAATTTACCTGAACCAAGCGTTGGTGTATCGCAAGTTTGGCGGTTGCATCTCCCAATGCCAAAGGAGAGTAATGTATATTGGTTCATAAAAGAAAGTCCCCCAATCATTATAACTGTTCAGAGTTAAAATGAAAGGGGGAATACCTATTGACTCTGAACACTACAAAGATAGTAATTCAGTTGAATGGTTGCCTTGTTAGTTAATCATTAGTTTTGAACAATTCGACTATTGTCATCGCAAGGACTACAGGCCAACAAACAGAGGTAAAGATTACTCCTAAAATATTTTCACGAGTAAAAGGTAGAGAGTGGAATCGGATTGCTACCAGCATCAAGCCAGTAAGTGATAATGCGGTCATTGAATACCACATAAAAAAAGAATGAAAAAGGTTGGTCATCACTATTCAGATTTACGTTTTCTTCTTCCACGTTTTTTGGGTTGTGGGGTTTCTTCGGTAGTAAGTAGCACCTCCTCAGTTTTTAGTTGGTTATGGAGGTCGTCTACCATCTTTTTCACGCAAGGGATACAACTGCTTACCTTGCCTTTGCTACCTTTCATTAGCTCATCGAATTCTGCTAACAACCTACGCTGCGGATCAGTTAGCGTGTTGGTTGCCTTAACAGACTCAACAAGTTCCTTTGCTTGCGCTTTCTTTTCAGCATCCACAACAACAGGCCATTTGCCAGCAGGACAATCTTGGAAGGTCATCTTTGTTTTCAAATCAAGAAAACACCCGCAAGGTTTAAAGGTTACACCGTCAAGAGTTACAGGTGTAGCAAATGGGTTCAGCTTGTTTAATGGAGTGCCACACGTTCGGGTTGTCGAATTGTAGACTGGACACTCTCGACAAATAGCCATTCGCATATTTGCCATCTCAATGATTTTATTCATATCACTATTGCTTTTTTAATTTCATTTTTAGCGTATTTAACAGCGTTGTAAAGGACTTTCTTTGGTATGCCAGTATCAATGCTTAGGTCATTGTAACTAAAGTCATTTAATGCATATAAGTAAAAGACCTCACGCTCAAAGAATGGCAACCTACTAATCAAAATATCAAGTTGTTCATTTGTAATGCGGTCACCCAACCACACTGTCACACTCTCATAGTCACGCAATTGAGATTCGGTAGGCTCATCACTCATTTGATTGAACTTGCGAATGGTGTTATGATAGTGACTGCGATTAGACCAGTGAGCAATCTTCAGCGCGTGGTTAATGTAGTGTTCACTATTTCGAATCTCATTGCCATTTTCAAAGATGCAAAGTAAAGTATCATGCAAAAGGTCGTCAGCTTCGTACACGTTGCCGCTACAAAGATTTACGGCTAACCGCCTATGTTGGTCATATTGCGTTTTTGAAATATGCATCAATTACTTTTATGGCATCTTCACTGCCTTTCACATAAGTAGCGTAATATCCCCTTTTGTTCAATTGCTTTATCCATTCCTTTTGTTCCTTACTCACCACACCCTTTTCAGTCTTTACTTCAATAAACAAGCCATGATACTTTTCGTTTGGTTCGCAGATTTGGAGATCAGGAAATCCTTTCACGTAGCCAGTCATCTTCATTTTGATTGCTTGCTTCATCGAGGTGAACATTCCACCCGCTGATGCGCAATAAAGTGCGTTTGGGTACATTACTTTTATGTATTGCACTATTGCAAACTGTACACCAGCTTCACCTGCCAATGGTTTCTTTGCACGTGGCTTCATCGAATTGATGATTTTACCTTTCATTGGACTAATTTAAGATGAATTTTCATAGGATGCACAAAAAAAAATGCATCTTGAAACCCGCGTAAACATTGGAAAACTAAAAATATTTTAAAAAAAATGTTGTGATATTAAAATTTATTTCTATATTTGTCAAACAAACAACGAAACAATTAAACAAATGAAAAACGAAACACAATCAAAAATTCAATTTGGAACTGGAGAAGATGCTGTAATCCACATTGTTGATACTTCTCAAGTTGATTCATATTTAAAGCATTTAAGCATTTTAGGTTGGCATATGCATGAAATAACATCAATTTCTGTAATATAAAAAAAAGAGGGGTGCGGCTCTTCAACGCACATCACTAAACATTAAACAACAAAAACAAAACACTATGTATCAAGTTCACATTTTTAAAGGCTTTCATCAACAAGCCATCAACTGCGAATCATTGGAGCAGGCAAACGCCACCGTAATTGATTACGCTCACACTTGTGGTATTAAGTATCACAAAGATGAACACGGTTATTGCCATGCTTATTCAGGCAAATATCATGTTAATGGAGTTGAAGCATTCATCTTTCAAATCATTTAATTTATGGGAAAGTTGCAATTCAAAAAGGTCAAATTGTATGGCACTGATTTGTCTCAATTCGATAAGGATAGAAGTTCATTAACATCTGATGTATTTATCCTAACGCAAAATGAAACATTGGCAATTAAAACGTTATTGACCAATTGGATTAACGCTCATCAAAATGACAATTACAAATTATCCAAGATTGATTTCTGCATCAATGTAGATGAGGCAAAGCAATTAATCGAAAAACTAAAAAGCAGTATCAGTTATGAAAAATGTTGATTTAAGCTACCCACGCAAGTTCATCTGTGTGATGTCATCAAGCTACCCATCAGAGCAACTTGACTTTAACGCAATTGCTCAACACATTGCGGACAGTTCACCACGCAAACCATTTGAAAGGATGGAGGCATTGCTCAAAGAAAAAACCTATAAAAGATAAACCAATGGCACGACCAAAGAAAGAAGAAACACTTACAAAAGTTCAAGTTAGACTATCCAACAAAGTAATTAAAACATTGCAATCTGAAAGTAAGAAGTCTGGAATGAATGTATCTCAAGTAATCAGAACAATTTTAGAAAAAAATTTGAACGATGAGTTATCAGTATTGGAGTGAATATGAAACTGGTAAGCCATACTCATACGCTCAAAACAAAAGAGCAGAAAGAGAATTGGAATTGGGGCGACAAGTCACCATTGCTTACAAAGGAGTGCCAGTTCACATTAGTACATTTGAAGAAAAACACATTGAAGAACAGTATCAAAAACAATATAAAATCAGTAATATGAAAACAAGTAAAATCAAGTCCATTCAGAATAATGGCACGTGGAATGACCTCTTCAAATTCGAGGTTGAAATGGAAAACGGCGATGTAGGTGGATGCTTCGCTAAGACGCAAGTTCCCACTTGGAAAGTAGGTGACGAAAAAAACTATGAGTATACCCAAAACGGTAAGTATTGGAACATCAAATGGGCGAAAGATGAGAAACCTGCGTGGAATGGTGGAGGTGGTGGAAAGTCTTTTGGTAAGTCTCCAGAAGATAAAGCAGATATCGCACGTGCTGTGGCATTGAAGGCAGCAGTTGACTTGCACAAAGGCGAAGGTCAACCAATCAACCAACAGATTGGTATGATATGCGCTACTGCTCAGGCATTTGAAATCTATTTGACTACTGGCGAAAATCCGTACAAAGATGCGATTGCTGATGGTAAAATGAATAACGCTGATGACCTCCCTTTCTAGGGGGGGTTATCTCGTTTGATAGCCCGAAAGATTTATTTAATTACTTAAGAAAATTGATATGAAATTTAGAACACTGATAAGAACACACTACCCATCTACCTACGAATTCGCTAAGGCGATGGGAGTAACTTGGCCTACTGGTCGTAAGTACGAAACATACCCAATCACAATGAGCATTCAGCACATTGATAAGTTATCAAAAATGATTGGAGTGGACAAATGCGAATTGATTTCGCTTGCGGTTGCTGAAAATGAAAACGAACACGAACCAGTTAATTATTTGTAAGATGGAAACTAAACAAACAGCAGTACAATGGCTTTATGATGAATTGTCTCAATGCATGCACCGAGAGGAAGTTTGTGATTTAGTCTATAAATTAGAACAAAAAGCAATGGCAATGGAACGTGAGCAGATTATTGAGGCTTATGTTAATATTGGTTTTACGAGTGATTATGATTATGCTATTGCAATGAAAAAAAAGGCGGAACAATACTACAACGAAACTTACGGAGGTCAAGATGAATGAAATGATATTCCACACAATAACCGCCATTGAAAGGCAACTTGCTGAACTACGTGAATTGATTGTAACCACAACAAAAGACCTTAATCATATCGAAGATATGAAGAAAGTTGATGAGATTCTTTTTCAAACGTGCAGTGATTTGATGGATGTTAGTGAGACTCAAATAAAAAGTCGCACACGCAAAAGAGCAGTTGTTGACGCACGTGCTATCTGTATTGCATTCACTTACTTTACCGAGTACAACAAAACGCTCAAATGCATTGGTGATTCGTATGGTATAGATCACGCAACGGTGATTCACTCGGTAAAAAAATGCTGTAATCTGTACACCACAGATGCTCAATTCAAATTCTTGGTCAATGATTTTATCTTGGCATTTGAGAAAAATGGCTATAATTGCACAACAACTAAACAACACTTAACAGATGGACTTGAATACTTTAATCTTAGAGGTAGTCTCACTAAGAGAGAGAATAACCCAGTTGGAGAATCAATTGAACCAACAAACAAAATTGAAAGAATGTCGTTTCATTGCGCCATCACTTGAGGAGGTCGCAGACTACTTTCTGGAAAGGATGCCCAATGCCAACTCTGAAGATGCGCTCCATTTTGCAGATGTCTTTATCTCCCATTATACTAACACGGGTTGGAAGTATGGCAAGAATAAAATGAAAGACTGGAAAGCTGCAGTCAGGTCAGCTTGGGACTTAACTAAATTTGTAACAACTAAAAACAATCACAATGACACAATTGGTCGTATACAACGAGATAGCCTACAACAGTGGGTTAACTCATAATGAAAAGGCATACATAACCAGTCTCGAATCTTCAAAGATTTGTGACATAACGCTATCCATTTTCAAGCAATCCATTGCCTATGGTATTGTGCTATATGGCATCAAGAATTTGCCATCTGATGAGGAAACTAATCTTTTTTACGTAACGATGCAGACGCACTACCCATATCTCACAACTGGAGAGATGGCTCTTGCGTTTCAACTCAATGCGGTGGGTACCGAATGGGAAAGAGTTGAGTCATTTGGAATGATGTCGGTTGCTTTCCTTTCAGATGTGCTGAAATCCTACAATGATTTCAAGATGAAAACGAATTTGGCACTTGATAAAAAGAAAGCAAAGATTGAATTGCCATCCAACACAAGTGATGAGCCAGTTGATTGGACAGAGACCTTCAATGAGGACATCCGACTATGGAGAGAGAACAAAAGAGACTTTGTCCTGATGTTAGCACCTATGAAGGTTCGAACCTTTTACGACAAGAACATTATCAGAGATGAGATGTGGAGTGATGACGATTGGAAAAAGTGGCAATTCATGGCGTACAAAAAGACCTTAGACGCTCAGGCTATAAGTGCTTACAAGGCAAAGAGATTGGATAAGATGAGTCGTCAAAAGTTCAAAAATGATTATCAATGTGAATTATCAAGGCTCATTTACTCCGACATTATGGATAGTCACATATTGCAACAAAAAATAAAGCATGGGTTATGAAGAAACATATAATACACGATTTTTTTAAGAAATCAGAACAACAAGAAGGTTTCTTGTATGTATGTAAAACAAAAAATGGACATCCAAAATTCAAATCTGCTCAAACTATTGTGAAAGAAGATGGCTCAACGAATGTAGTTGTAAGTGATCCACAACCAATATTTTTGAAATATGGAAGAACAAAATATTTAGCTAACCGAATGCGAATGTATGGCGATGGATATGAGTTAATTTATAGTGTTAAAGTCAACCATTTGAAGTTTAGAGAAAATCTAATTCATAATGATTCATATATTCAGCAAATTAAAGAATTGACTGGATTGAGAAACAATGATGAGCATATTCAAATTACTGATTTAGATAAAAGAATTGAAGGTGATTTGGAATGGCCATGCTGGAAATTAAAAAATGAAAATGATATAATTGAATTAGTTAATCATTATGCATTTGGAGAAGTTAAATTAGGACAAAGACAAGATGAATATAGGATTGAATTTGAAAAAGAAAATAAAACTAATCAAGATGATTTAACTATTGGTTGTTGTTGGCACGCAAGTATTTTAGCAAAATTTTTAAGTTAATGATTGAATTCCACGATAAGCAAAAAGAGGCACTCTCCTATCTTGCAATTGACAATGATTGCCGTCAATTATTATATGGCGGAAGTTGTTTATATCTTTTATCCATTGGATGCTCAACCAAAGTGTAAATGATGTATTTTAGTTCTATGAATTACACATTAAATCAATTGGGTATTGCATTGGATGCTATGCCTAACGAGGAATGGAGATACGTTCCCAACACAAACAACCGTTATTTAGTTAGCAATATGGGTAGACTATTGACAACTGGTTATAGAGGATCAACTAAATGCTCCATTATGAAACCTGCAAAAGATGCTAATGGATATAATCGCACAATGTTATTGATAAATGGTAAATTAAAAACCATTAAAGTTCATCGCATTGTTGCTGAAACTTGGATTGAAAATCCATTAAATAAATTGCAAGTTAATCATATTGATTTTGTGCGTGACAATAACCAGATAACTAATTTGGAATGGTCTACACCAAAAGAAAATGCAATGCATTCTTATTTGAGTGGAAGAATTAAAAAACCAATATGCACAAATTTTGTCAAAGGCTCAAAGGTTGGTACTGCTAAACTAAACGAAGAACAAGTCAAAGAAATTCGTTCAAAATTCAAACCAAGAATTTACACTCGTGAAATGTTGGCAAAGGAATATGGAGTGAGTCCACACACAATTAAAGATGTAATCTTACGCAGATGGCAACACGTGAAATAGTCTATAATGACAAACAAAAATTAGCATTAAAATATCTATCCATTGAGAGTGATATTTGGCAGGTGCTATATGGCGGAGCTGCATCAGGTGGAAAATCATTTCTCGGTTGTGACTGGCAGATTAAACGCAGACTTAAATACCCAGGTACCCGAGGCCTCATAGGCCGTGCAGAGTTAAAGAAATTAAGGTTGTCCACTATGGCTACTTTTTTTGAATTGTGCGCTCAATATGGATTGGTGGCAGGTAGAGATTACACATACAATGGACAAGACCACGTAATCAATTGGTATAATGGCTCACAAACAATTCTAATGGACTTGGCAGATATGCCATCAGACGCAGAATTTCAGCGTTTTGGATCGATTGAAATCACAGACTACTTTGTTGACGAGGCAGGAGAGGTGAGCGAAAAGTGTATTGCGATTCTTGCATCTCGTGTGCGCTATAAATTGATAAATGACAAACCCAAAGGACTGCTAACTTGTAACCCACACAAAGGATGGCTATACAATGATTTTTATAATGCGAAAAGAAATGGAACGATAAGGAGTGACCGTGAATTTATACAAGCTTTACCTACTGACAATCCGCACATTTCACCGGTATATCTTCAATCATTACAACTCCTTCCCGATATTGACCGGAAAAGATTGTTGGAGGGTGATTGGGATTACGATGAGACAAAAGACCGATTGTATGAGTACGATGACTTACTGAGATGCTTCAGACCTTCAACTACTTTGGGAGATAAATTCATCACTGCCGACATCGCGCGGATGGGTGACGATAGGACAGTAATTATTGTGTGGAATAACTTACACGCAGAAAAGTTCGTGGTGCTGAAACACAAACCAATCAATGAGGTTGTAGATACCATCAATGACCTTATTAAAAATCACTCCGTAAGATTATCTAACGTACTGGTTGACGAAGATGGCATTGGGGGAGGTTGCAAAGATTATCTCCATTGCAAAGGGTTCTTGAACGGATCAAAGGCGGTGCGTGACAATTATATGAATCTTAAATCCGATTGTTATTTCAAGTTGGGCGAATTGATATCCAGTAACGCTATCACATTTGAAGGAACGCACAAAGATACCATTGTCAAAGAATTGGAGATGATACGCAGAGAAAAGATTGATAGTGATGGCAAGCTGAGAGTCACCAATAAAGAAGATTTGAAAAAGAGACACGGAATATCTCCCGACTTTGCTGACGCAATAATGATGCGCGCATTCTACGAACTCAAAAAGAATTTTGGCAAATACGCATTTGCTTAATTATATTTGAACTATGGCAGACATCACTAAATGTAAGGGTACGAATTGCCCAATGAAAGAAAATTGCTACCGGTACACTGCAACTGATGGAATGATGCAGTCTTATTTTCTTCACGTTCCAATTAAAAATGATGAGTGTGATATGTACTGGGAAACAACTAATAAAACAAAATAAATGAAAACGGAAATTTCAAAAGACGATTTAGAAAAAATCAAGGTGTTAAACCTACTAATGTGGTTGCAGGCTTCACTCTATGCAGGTGACGAATGCGAACCTATCAAATGGTTTTACAATCATCAAACAAAGATGTTATTGAAACGCTTAAATGATAGTATTCAACGTGAACATTGTAATAGAATTACCGCTTTATGGAATACAGATGGCGCATTGTTACCTGATATAACTCGTCAAATGGATGACTTTACTTATGAAATGGCAACCTATGGTTATTGGATGCTTCCTGAATTAACCGAGTATATACGAAAACAAAAAGAAACACAACCTAAATTAGAAATCAAATGAATATAACACACGATTTTGACAACTGCCAGAGTGATGTCTATAAAGAGGTCATTACTGACCTTATCTCAAGAGAAAAAATGGGAAGGGCTAAGTATGGCACAACGGTGGATAAGGCCAATCTATCGGAAAAGGAATGGATGCAACACGCTTATGAGGAGGCTCTTGATTTTGCTATCTACTTAAAAAGAATGATGTCAAAAAAATGACATTCGCACCAACTATCAAAAGAGTGGCATTGCGCCACTTTTTTTTTGCTCTTAATCCCTCATTTAATTCCTCAGTTAATCCCTCGTTAATGTGTCTTATATCCCTCAATTCACGCTGTAATTGTCCGATATATGACTCATTATGTAGGTTAATGGTCTTTAATGTTTGATTCTCCAAACAAAGATTGGCATTCATTTGCTTGTGATATTCAAGTGATGTAACTGCTAACACAACCAATCGTCTTTCAGTTCGTAAAGAATCCAGCTCCTTCCATCTCAATGAGTTTTTCGATAGCCTTTGCGTATGCGCTATCAATGGCAGTAGTATCCAGAAGATAGATAGTATCAATGTCCTTTTCATAAATGGTTTTGATTTTAATTCGTTCCAATTTCAGCGTATCAATTCTTGCCTTTAATACTACAATTGTATCGTTTTTCGTAACATTTTTATATGTGGAATTGTTACGATTTCCACATAATAAAACACCAATTGCAATACCAATACTAATAGATATTACCTTGATTAATACGATAGTTTTTAACGTGAAATTCTTTTCCATTGCCTTTTGTAATTATAGCGAATCCGTGGTTGTATTTTGAATAGGGGTTATAGTCAGGTGACAACTCAGATAAACACCCAACACCCCAACAGGTAATCACCTTACCGTTAACATCCCTTTCCGTATGCTCAGCAGTTTGGTGGTGATGTCCACACATTGCGTTTGCTTTTGTCTTCAAAAACAACCCACGTGCTACGTTAACTGATGGTATAAACTGCTTTCCAAATTCGTGACCGTGAAAGATGGATAGACCGCCAACGTTCAATTTGTTCTTGCCTTCAATCCATTGTACGTTGTGCTTATCAAGATGGCACAATGAGGCGAAATCAAATGCATCAATGTCGAATAGTTCTGGAGCTTTCACCCTCATATATCGCCAGTAGCGTTCTTCGTGGTTGCCTTCCTTGTAAATGATTTCGGCATTGGGGAACGTTTGACGTAACTCATAAATGAAAGTACGCATTGCATACAATTCATCTTTGAACTTGCGTTTCTTTGGATCCTTTACAAAGTCACTAATCATATGGCAGTCCAATGCATCTCCATTTAGTACAACTGTATCAACTCCTTCATCAAGTCCACACTGGATAGCAGTAGATAGCGCATCGATATCGTGGTATGGGATATGAATATCAGATAGGATAAGAATCTTTTTTCCTTTTATGTCAATGTGTTTACGACCTTTGGCATACGACTTCGGCAACTTGAATGGGTTACGTGGTCTTTCTTCAGTGCGCACAAGTGATTTGTCTTTTACATTTCTTTTTCCTGCCTTACCTTCAATTCTGCGAAGTGCATCCCTTGCATCTTCTACTCCAATAAAAGTTTCAAAATGTTCTTTGCTTAACTTCTTGGCCAACGTTAAAGTTGGTGTGTCGGGGAAACGTTCTCGCACTTCACGTGCTAATTTTGTTTTTTGACTTTCGTGTTTTGGCATATCTTAGAATGGTTGGTAAATAGTCCTACCACCACTCTTGACCGCACGTAATATCTGACCTCTGTTCCCATTCTTATTGTAACTTACGTGAACCCAAGAAGGTGCATTCTCACTTCCGAACTCCCATATGAGTTGGTCAAATGTACAATTATTTTTTATGTAATCAAATATCTCTTTGTTATTTATGCCACCGTGAATATCTCCATCCACATCAATCGCTTTTCCCTCCATATGGGCGCTCGATTTACTACCGCCGATGCGTGTATTAAGTTCAATGCTTCTGAAGCCAGATGAAATACCAATAGGCTTTCCAAAGTGTTCACGCACTTTATCAAAGATGTTGGTACAAACTAACTTTAAGTTAGCTAATTGTTCAGCATTTGGAATGTTGCTAATCCTCAACGCCTTAGCTTGGTTGCTATGGGTTACTTCAAAATAGCTTACATATTTACTTACCTTTTCCATCAGTCATCGCATCGGTTATATCTTCACTCTTTCTACCTATGATTGCTTTAATCTTTGACCACAAATCTTTGCCAGTCACTGACTCAATTGATTCAATGATTGACTTAAATTCAATGATTGCAACTACGGTAGCTATTAACTTTGTAACGGGGATAAGTTGCTCAATTACATATTGCTCAATCAAGAAACCGCTTACGATTGCGATTTGATACAACATCAATTTTGTGATGGTGTCACTCATTCGTCTTGACCTAATTCGCTGACCTAATTTGATAGCTTTCCAAATACCAACCACCATATCCATAGCCACCAAAAAACCTATTGTAATCATAAGTTCTTTGATTGGTAAAAAGACCGTTGCAATACCTAATAACCACAATTTAACTTTCATCTCTTTTCTTGTTTTTTTAAGTATTGCTTCAATAGCTTTTCATATTCCCTTCGCTTTAGTACGATGGGGGTAGAAAGTCTTTTATTGACCATTTGTTTCTCCATTCTTTATATGAATTAGAAATTAAAAAGTTGCTCTTTCCGTATGGGTTTCTATCAGGGAAAATGTTGTTGTCAGTATTGTTTG